TCGTGGCGCGGATCCAGAGCGGCTCGATCTGCCTCGACTTCGGGTCCATCGGTGGGACCAACCCTTTTTGGATCCAAAATCACTTGAGCACGAACAACGCCACGAATTACCCGATCCTTTTGAATCCTAATGGAGGGAATGTGGGTATCGGGACGACGAATCCTGGGTACCTTCTGGACGTATCCAATTCAACCTCGTCAACAAGCACGAGTTTCTTGGGTCTGACAAATCCTTTCGTGTTTGGATTTAATACAGGTCTCAATATTGGTTCGAGCATAGTCTATTCGAGCCGGTGGCAAGGTGACGGCGGTTCGGGCGTCGTCGAAATGTGTAAGATCGACGGGCGTAAAGAAAATTCTGCAAACTACGGAGATTCATACCTGGCTTTTCAGACGCGCTATGAAACCGATCGTAATAATGGTGGGGCGGGGACGCTCACTGAGAAGATGCGCATTACAGGGGTGGGCCGCGTCGGCATCGGGACGACGAGTCCTTCCACGACTCTGTCGATTTTTCAAAACTTCAACGACAGCGGAACGGCTGCAGCCAGCATATACGATGCTCTCTCGTTTGATTCGTCACAGAACGCCAATTCCAAGGCGGTTCTGTGTTTCGGCTCGACCAACTCGGCGGGAGGTGGCGCGTCTGGAGGTGGCGTCTTTGCGATCAAGACGCGCCCACAATCTGCCGGTGGTGCTACAGCCCCCGTTGAACGCTTTCGCATCACGGATGGCGGCAACGTCGGCATCGGAACGGCGAGTCCTGGGTACCCTTTGCATGTAGCAACGTCACCAGTCTCGCTCAACGGCGTCGCGTTTCGATACTTCAACTACACAACAACTGTATTGACCCAGGCCAACCCGGGAAATCTCGGTATATCTATTTATGCACAGGGCGACGTTGTATCGACAACTGGTATCGTCGTGACTTCTGACCGTCGCGCCAAGGTTCTTGAAGAACCACCGACAGAACCGTACCTCAATTTGGTCGATAAAATACAGGTCCATCAGTACTCATGGATCGATAAGATCGAAAAGAGCGCCAACAAAAAGATTGGTTTCTTCGCTCAGGAGGTTGAGGAGGTTGTTCCGGACGCCGTTGGGAAGAACACAGATGTTGTTCCAACAATCTACAAACAAGCCGATGCGTTCACCGAATCTACAATCACCGTGACGAACCACGGCCTAACGACCGAAAAGAAGCTCGAGGTCGTGGACCTGGAAAACGGCAAGACCAAGATCGATATCGTCCGGGTCATTGACGCCGACAATTTGGAAGTGAAATTCGAAAAGGTCCCGAAGGACAAACTATTCGTCGTGGGTCCAGAGGTGGATGACTCGCGCCTCCTTAATCACGACTACCTTATGGCGGTCGGGTTTGGTGGTCTCAAGGAACTTCACGCGCTGGTCAAGAGCCAACAGACGACTATAGAAATGCTGACTGAGAGACTCGCCGCCCTCGAGGGAACCATAGGTTCCCGAGTCGGAGCGTAGCTCCTCGAGTCCAAACTAGCCGCTTAAATTCGCGACCTAAAATAGGAGAGGAGAAGATGCAGTCTTCGACTCCAAGCACCCGTCTGCTCTTCGCAGACTCCAAGAACCGTGACGTAGCCTTGTACCCCTCAGGAAACAGCTACGTCCTCCACCTGACCACGCCGATAAAGGACATTGAGCGTGTCGACCTGGTCAGTGCGCGCGTCCCGAATACCGTATTTAACTGCACAAACGGTTCGAACGTAATCAGCATCAATTCGAGTAACGTCTCCATCAACCCAGGGTTCTACAGCGTCTACGGGTTGGCTCAGGCGCTCACCACCACTTCCCTGACCCTCGAGTATTTGCCTGATGAAGGCCACTTTCTCTTCAGCTCCACCACCCCTTTCACAATCTTCATACACTCGGCCGAACTCTCCAAGATGCTCGGCCTTTCCCACGGCACGACGCACACGTCAGCCCTCGCAGGACCTACAGACCCTTCCTACGCGACCAAGTACATCCTCCGGAGTTCAACGCTCGTGGACATGTCTATAAATGAATACATCTTCCTGGACATTGACGAACTCAGGACGCCCAGCCACGTGGATACTGGGGCCCTTGTAAACTCTTCAGGAACCGTCAGCGGTTCGAACGCCAACCGCAACTTTGCACCCGTCATGATGGATGTAGGCTCGGCCTGTATCAAGAATTTCCATGAAAATAAGGACTACTGTGTATCTGTCCAGTACCCTGAACCCATCGCCTCTCTCCAGCGTCTGACCGTTCGGTGGGTCGACAAGTCTGGCAATCCCGTAAACTTCAGGGGCTGGGACACGAACGCATTCGTTCTCAGAATTCACATCAAGGACAGGAACCGTGAGATGGAGCTACCTCCCCCACCGCCCCTCCAGGATGTCGAACTCAAAAGAATCATAGACGCCATGACCCTGGCGCTTCCCCCACCACCCAAGGAGGAGCGCAAATTCAAGATACCTTGGTTCCTCTTGGTTCTTGCTACCCTGATTGGTATTTTCATATGGAAAACGTTTGGGAACCGGATAGGGACTGCCCAGGTCGGTCCAGGGGTTCCTCAGGTGCCGGTACAGTTTCAGCGGTGAGTTTTCTTTTTTTTCCAGGAAATTTTCCAGACTCCAAAACCAACGGGATTTTCAAACCAAAAAGACGGGATGTTTTTCCAGGATGCTAAGAGGAGTGAGTGTATAAAATCTAAAATATCTAATTCATAATTTTCTTTTCCCGAAAGGGGAGTATGCCTTATTCAGGAAAAGAAGGTAGGGGGGTATACGGGACCCATCTCCCCTACTCACCCCTCTTAGGAAAAAAGAAAAGAAAAATCAATTAAAAAAACCCAGTACGATATTAGTAATATGAAGATGGATTGTACATGTGACACGACCATCACATGTGAGCCGACGGGTATGTGCCGTATGCACACCCTCGAATTGCCCGTCGGTGACCCCCGGCTCGGACCCGCCCTCCGATTTTTTCCAGTCCACCTCAGCCCAGGCCAGTTCCCCAGGCGCTATGGAAAATTATTTTGTGTGACTACCGGTAAGGATGGTTACGATCAAGTGTCCGAGGTGCCCGATGACTTTTACGCACCCGACGTACCTATCGAAATGTCAGGACAAACTCAAGGCGCATCTGAACCGCAAGAATGCATGTGATGCGATAGGTCCGTTTGTCGTCGAGAGAGCCGTCACGTTCACACCACCCGACATTGACTCGATGGATCTAACTGGGCTCGTCGAGTCTATAAGCCCACACATCAGATACTGGACGGTGACTAGTTTCATATTCAACAAGCTTAATGACATTAACAAGTTTGCTGTTTGGCCCAACACGAAGGTTCATGAGATTCTGTACCGGCAGAACGGTCGGACTATGAGTGTGACACCCGGCAGATTCATCATGGTCTTTTGGCACCAAGTGATTCAGGACCAGGTTGTTCCTTTTTTGAAACAAAATTGGGTCGGCTACGAAAAGTGGAGAAGTGAAATCATCGCCAAGACGAGCCTGGATCTTTTAGAATATAAGAATTTTCAGAGAGGCCATATAAATGCCTTTATGAAAACCGATGTTTATCAGGACCTCAATTCTGCTATATTAGGCCACCTCAAAGGAGTGACGCGTGCAGAAAGAGGCCAACTTCGCATAAATATGGGGAGCGACCAACCTACGGAAACGTTTTATATTTCAGATACGGGTGGTCCTCGTTGTAACCTTTTGGGGTGTAATTTACCACTTGTGGAACGTGGGGCGTGTGTGAGACATTTACTACTCATGAAACCTGGAGACGAAATAAAGATTCACGAGCGTGTTGAGATGCCAGAGGGCTGGAAGTAAAATCCCGTCAAATTGGTAACAAACACACTCACTTTGTTACCGCAAAAACGGGCTGCTGAGGGTCATTGATCTTCACGTTGGTCGCCAGAGCCTTGATGGCCATGTACACGACGATGGCGAGCAGGGTGGTGAACAGAGCAGTCAGGGCGGTGCCGCGCAGACCATCCTTGCTGACACGCACGACGGAAGCCACGATAATTTTCGTGAGTTCGTACCATGCCAGGGCGCTGGCGAAAGCGAAACCACCCACGATGGAGTTCAGGGACTGAGCCTCGAGCTGGAGAGCGATAGCGGAAATCATGTCGGCCATTTGTACTATTTTAGGAGAAAAAAATATGACGGTTCCCAGGGGTCCCAAGTCTCGACCGCCCCCCAGGAGTCGCACGCGACTCCCCCGTAATTCTCCTCTGGCCCCTTGTCAAACCCTGGGACGAGGTCATCGTCAGTTTCATAGTCCTCCTCCTCTAACAAGACGGAGTACTTGGGCCTAGTCCTGGAGAGATCAAAGCCTTCGTCGGAATCCTCCTGGACCCACCACCCCGGGGTCATCTAGTTTTCGCTCTGTTTGTCTATGGCGTTTTTCAACGCACGTTCGGAGGGGTTCTGGGGTTCCCAAGAGGCCCAAGAGTCGGCGCACTCGTTCATTTTGAGAGCCTGGTCATCCTCTGTGCCCTCATAGCGGGTCCAAACCATTTCAGAGTCAGAGACGGTTTCCCACGAGCCGGAAGACTCTGAGCCGTCTGGGTCGTAGTCCTCATCAAAATCAGAGTCGCTGCGCGACTCTCCCGATTCCTCATAAATCTCAGGAAACAAAGACCCTATCTGCCGTCCCGTCACGTACCGGGCCGCGAACATCATACCGAACCTCATATCCTCCTGGAGAACCACGTCACGGCCGCACGCCTTTGCGTAGTGAGCGGCCATGACCGTCGCAGATTCCATGACGGGTCTGAAAATGTCGAGAGCCGATTCAAGGATCGCAGAGGTGTCGAGTTCACCGTCGCCTGACCGTGGAGTCAAAGAATCCATGGACTCTTCTGGAATTTTAGAACAAAAATAGTCTCACAGGACGGCGCGGATCAAAGAGTCGCTCCTCTCAAGCAAAGTTGGAAAACAGAATGGTCGCAGACCCGTTCTCGACGTTCAGAAAGTTGTAGTTGACAGCATAGACTCTGATGACTCTAGATGAAGCACTGGGGTTCAAATTCAATTTCAAAATTTGGTTCTGAATTCGTGAGAGGTTGACGCCGCCTGACGGCCTCCTGGACTCGGGGTCGAGGCTGAAAGAGTACATGTAGAAATAGTAAGCAGGGACGCGGGTGTGAAATTCCATACCCTGGATGACCCGCAGGAAAAGAGGGGTTCCTATATCCGTGGAGATGCGTTCGGTAGAGTTGAAGAAGAGCTCGAGGCTTCCGATCTGTTCGGTTCCGGTGCTGGCCAGAAAGTCATAGCCTAGGGCAGATTCATTTTGGATCACGAAATAGAGTTCCTTGACTATGTTTGAAAAGTCGAGATTACAGCGGACGGCCAGGGCGCCGAGAGGGGCGGCGAACTCGGCCAGCTGGACCTGTTGGACGATGTGAACCTGAGGGGTCCGGCGGATAAAATCAATCTCCTTTTGACCCAGGTACGTGTATTCTACATGTAAAAAGGCGGTGACGGGGTCGGAAATGTCTGTGGGAGGAACGGTGAAAGTGTTGGTCTTGGCGGTGATGATTCGAAAGGTGACGGGCTCTTTGAAGGCGCACAAAGGAATACCCTTTTCGAGCAATGAAAAAGGAAGAGGAACCGTGTAGCTCTGAGCGCAGACGGTGGTGCCCTTGCCTATGAGGTTGGTCAAGGAGGCTTGTTTACCTTGGGGAACCTCCACGTCGTAACGGAGGGCTATGAACTCTCCGTAAATTCTCTCAATAAGGGTGGAACCTATGTAGAGCTCGACGTGTTCTATGAAAAGGGTCGCGACGGATTCCTCGACAGCCAGGGACGTGATGCTCGCAGGGAAGAAAATTTTGAGGTACATGTCAGTAATGAGATCTCCGGAGCGGGGGAGCTCGATGGAGTTTTCAGAACCCGGGACGAGAACGTCGTTATCGAACTGAACCTTGTCGACTCGGGATGAAAAGAGACTGGAGCCTTCATATTTCTCTTTGAAATACGTAACCTGTGGATCCGAGCTCAGGGCTATGTCTTCCTGACCCAGAAAGGTTAAACTGGCACGGGAGGCCATCTCTAGTAAGTTCTAAGGAAAAAAGCAAGCGCCGCAGGCGCTTTTCATTGGGGGTTATTTACCGGCGCGGAGCGCCGTGGCTCTTGACGTCCAACCAGGTTCATGAATTTCCATAGAGGTTCATGAGTCGCCCTAGGTGTTGAACCTCAGACCCCCTAACCCATCAGCAATCTGTAAAATGTTGTAATTTACAGCCAAAATTCGAAGTTCCTTGGCGGGCAAAAACGC